TCCCGCCGAAGGCGTGGGGGTCCGGGGGCGAAGCCCCCATGTGGAGGACATATGCATATACATATCTATATTGATTGTGAATTTGAAATCTCAGATTAATCCTGGTTTCTCAATTGAACATACATATACACATGCATATTGATTGTGAATTCGTGAGGTCAGTTGAATATACACATGCATATTGATTGTGAATTTGAAATCTCAGATTAATCCTGGTTCTGGATTCTCAATTGAATATCAATATGTATATGTGTATGTGGGTCATAAAATTTTTTTCCAACTCCTGTGGTGTTCGTCTTACGTATGTGCTACATCTATGCACGTGTGCTTATGCACGGGTCACTTTGTGTAATTGGGTTTCTGAATTTTCTATACGGGCCAGGATTTTTAGACATTACATATATGATGGCATATCTGATTCTGGATTGAGTTCTGGAAAAATTGAATATTAGATATTACATGGCATATGTGAATTGAATTTGGGTTCTGAGAATTTTTGATCCGGGCCAGGATTTTTAGATATTAGATATTACATGGTATATGTGATTTACACTTAGTTCTCAGCGCCCTCCTCGTGTCCGCCGCGCCACTGCTCCTCCTCTTCAATCTCATGTTCGAGACGCTCAGCCTTTGTACGGTTTTCAATGACGAGTCCATTCATAAACCTAGTGTACTCGTGATTAATCGGACTGTCGGTATCGAACGGGGTGTTCGCACTGATGGCTGCCGCCTCCTTCGCCTCTGCAATCGCCTTGTCGTTCTGCAACTCTTCGAGCATCTGTTTATGGAGCTCAATCCTCGTGAGGATTGGAACTTCAAAGTAGGCATTGACAGCCAGCTCTTCCAGTTCACCAGGACAGTACTCACCATACTGAATATCATACATTTCCTCCTTTGAGAGGTTCTTCTGCACATACTCAGCCATGAAACGGTACATGGACGGTGTTATGCACTCACTGACGTACTTTTCAAAGTCGTCGTACGTCCACGTGAAGCAGGGAAAGTCCCCATGTTCACCGGTGTACCCACGCAGAAGGCCGTTCTTAAAGCACGTGTAAGACATTTTTTTGGTTTATAAACCAGTCTAAACTCTATATCAGGTGTGTACATCGCATGTTTTTTTCTAGTTGAGTAGTAGATGTCAGACTCCATATCGAATGGGGTCTGCTGTTCCGGGTCAGTCCGTCCCGGGACGTATGGGGACGCGATTGACGTGGCGCAGATTACCGTCGACAAGTGTGGGCGCATCACAAAAATATCAAACGTAGCCATTTCCGTAGGCGGTGGTGGTCCGATTCAGACTGGTATCTCGATCAATTACACCGCCCTTGTGACCGATTACTACATCGGTGTCAATGGCATGAATGTCACGATCACGTTGCCTCCCGGGACCAGTGTCGTCAATGGCAAGACGTACGTCATCAAGGATGAATCGGGTTTCATTTCGACGAACGGTTTGTACAAGGTCACTGTGATACGTTCCGGTTCTGATCTCATTGACGATCATACGTCTTTCATCATCGCTTTGAATTACGGCGCCGTCAACGTGATATGGACCGGATCACAATGGAGGATCTTTTAGTCTAAGTTAATATAAATGGTCTACCTCTTCAATTCGGACGTGACGCTAAAACACACGGAACAGGTGGATTCGTTCGGTCGACTTCGTGTGAGTAACCCAGTGACTCTTTTTGATTCCCAGAACAGGTACAAGTTGAATGAAAAGTTTTTTTCAAATCTCATCGGAACCGGAACCGCAGTCAATTACATTCAGGCTCAGTCGTCCGCGAACCTGTTCGTGACGAGCAACGTGAATGATTTCGTCGCACGTGAGTCCAGGTTTGTGTTCAATTACCAACCAGGCAAGTCTCTTTTGACCATGATTACGTTCGTCATGAATCCAGCAAAGTCGGGTCTCGTCCAGCGCGTCGGGTACTTTGGTACAGAGAATGGGTACTACATCCAGCTCGGGTCAAACACGAGTCCGACGACCCTTTTTTCGAACGTGTACATTGTCGAACGCTCTAACGCGCTCGGGACTGTGTCAGAGACGCTCGTCGCACAGCAAAATTGGAACGGCGACAAACTCGACGGAACAGGTGCATCGGGTTTGTCGCTGGACATGACAAAGTCTCAAATTTTCTTTACGGATCTCGAATGGCTCGGCGTCGGTTCGGTCCGTAGCGGCGTCGTGATCAACGGAACGTTCATCAATTGTCACACGTTCAACCACGCAAATCTCGTGGCATACACGTACATCACGACCGCGTGTTTGCCCGTGCGTTACGAACTTACGAATCGAGCTGCAACGGCTGGAACCTCAAACCTGAACCAGATTTGTTCAACCGTCTTGTCCGAAGGTGGTTACGAACCCAAGGAACAGCTCTTTTGTCAGGTGGGACCGACGACGTCGAAGACGCTCGGGTCGACGACGCCCGTGCCGCTGATTTCTATTCGTTTGGCACCTGGTCGTCTCGACGCCATTGCCATTCTCAAGCAGATTAACATCGCTGTCAATTCGAACAACGATTTGGCTCGGTGGTCGCTCGTTCTCAACGGGACGCTTTCTAGTGGAACGTCGTGGGGCGCTCATGCAGACAGTACAAATGTGCAGATTGATACCGGATCTGCCGCAATTTCTGGCGGACGTGTCATCGAAGTGGGGTTTGCACAGACTGGTTCACTCAATACGATTCTTCAAGATTCGTTTTTCGAGGCTCAAATCGGGCGCAACTCATTCACAGAGACGAGCGACATCATCACGCTTGCAGCTGCAGCGTGCACGTCCAACCCTGGGATTTTCTATTCGCTCGCGTGGGCTGAGCTTATTTAAGTCCTTCAGTCCACGAGGAAACCCGAGTCCGCCGATAAAATTTTCCCAGTGCACAGTAGTAGATGGATGATTCACAAGTCATCAAGTACGCATATGCCGATTCTACAAACAGAGACGTGACAATCTATCCATCAGGAAGTGAATATACGCTTCATTTGACAAATCCGATAAAAAACATTGTTCGGATTGATCTCGTCGCTGCCAAGGTTCCAAACACAATGTACAACGTGACAAACGGAAACAACTTTATGAGCATCGACAGCACAAACGTTTCAATCTCACCGGGGTACTACTCGGCAAACGGACTCTCCAACGCCATCATGAACGCATCGGGAAACGCAATTACGATGGAATTCCAGTGTGACGAAGGAAAATACCTCTTTTCGAATGCGAGTTCATTTACAATCACGGCACTGACCGCCGAGGCGATACATACACTCGGTCTGACGACAGTCACATCGTACGCTGCCTCGACCGATCCTGTGTATGCACTCGATCCGGCGTACGGAACCCTTCAAATTGCCTAGTCTGCGCACATCGTCGATCTCGCAGTCAATGAGTATGTGTTCTTGGACATTCAGGAGTTCCGTACGACCAGTGTTCTCGATGCGAAGAAACTCGTCAATGGTACGACGGAAGGTTCATCCATACGAAGTTCGTTCGGTCTGATTCCCATGGATGTCCCTGGAGGGTCTATCAAAAACTACAAAGAGACGAGCGATTACAAGCAGTATGTCGAGTACGATTACCCAATTGTGAAACTTGACAGATTGACGGTTCGCTGGATCGACAAGAACGGTCAGTTGCTCAATTTCAACGGGTTTGAAAACAACGCATTCACCCTGCGTTTCAAGTGTATATTTATCAGACCGGATCCGCCACCACCGCCTCTGCGCGACGTTGAACTTGATCGCATCGTCGATGCTCTGCAACATGCCCCGCCGCCACCGAAACCACCGCCAGAGAAGCAGGCGTGGGGGCGTTGGGTCATCTTGTTGCTCGTTATTTTCTGCGTGATTGTCTATGTAGGATATGTGCGTGTCATCAAGCCGCTCCAGGAGAAGATTATCGAGGTGATGGCTCCAAAGCCGCCTCAGCCGCCGCAGATGAGACTTTTTTAGGCATTGTCCGAAGGACAATATCGACGCGCAGCTGCTACAAACTGTCGCCTTGCAGGCGACAACGAACTCCGAAGGACTTGGAATCAATTCTAGACTATATTAAATGAAGTGGCCCGTCAGGTACTTTTCGGGTCTGAGTCCCACGATGAAAGCCACGCGTAAAAAAGAACTCTTGAAACGACGTCGTGTACCGTACTCGAAGCTCACGCTCGGTAAATCCGACGTCGGTGCAACCAAACGCAAGTCTCATTGGACCACGCAGTTTCATCGCGTGTACCCGGGACTCAAATTCAACAAGGTTTTGATTTCGAAAAGGACTGGAATTTCGAAATCAACCCTAAACACTGTCTACGACAGAGGGCTTAAAGCGTGGAAGACGGGTGGAAGTCGTCCGGGTGCAACTGCACCTCAGTGGGCGACGGCTCGTGTCTTCAAATTCGTGTTGGTTTCAAAGAAAAAGGCACCAAGGGCGTGGTATGCGACCCGTCCGGATCCAGACCAGAATCTCAGGAACGCTTCGAGAAGGTGAACAGCATGAGGAACACGATGACACAAATCAGAAAAATGACGGTCCAGTTTTGCTTCGACGGACCGCCTGAACACTTGGTGGACCAGTGCCGAAGCGCCCGGTCGTAGTCAATTTCAGACTTGTTGAGCTGTGAGTTGACCAGGTTGTGTAGCTCGACCGACCACCGGAACGGGTCGTTACGGTCAAATGGAAGGATCATCAGGTTTTCACGGAGGTGTTTGCCACACTGTTTGCACGGCAGAATGCTGGGCATTGAATCAAAAAACTGGGTCAAAGCACCCGCCTTTTCATCTGACACGTCTTTGCCTGCGCTGAGACATGCCATGTGAATCACTGACCAAAAGTAAGGACCAAACGTGGTTGGACAGATGTTCATTTTCTAATTTCGTCACAGAAAAAATTGCAGGTTGGGTGGACGCATGTCATATGACATGTCATATGTTTTCATTATTCAACTTCTCCTTTACGAAATTTCCAGTTATCATATTTTGAGTACCTTAACTCTCGACCACAAACCCTAACCATTTTAGCGGAGTTATGGTAGTTAGAGTTAAGGTACCTCCCAGCTCACTCTATATACACGAGGGTGTACATCTGTTTTAAGAATTTCTATAGACTGAATTTAAACCCTAACTACCCTAACTACCCTAACTGGGATATACAAAATCCAATCAAAAATTGAGAGTTAGGGTGCAGTTAGGGTAAGTTAGGGATGTGTTTTGGGTCAATGATGAAGTGTGACGCGTTACCTGTTCGTCGTTCTATGGTTACACCAGTGACCTTCTTCATATATAGACCGAACCGAATTGCATCTTTCGCTTTGTAGTCCGTGAACCCGTTATCGGAAAGCCATCCACGAAAGTCCTGATAATAATCAGAACCCTTGAAAATCTGTTTATTTTGTGCACATCCCATTTTATGATGCAGAAACAAAAGCTCTTTGTCGATTGACATACTCTTGATTTCCTGGTACAGTTCTGTCATTGGTCTCTCAGCCTGAAAATTCGTCTTTGAAATGTCAATATCCATCAAGAGGTCATAGATTGTACGGATGTTTTCAGGGTTGTCGAGATACCTGTAAAGTTTTGAAAAATACGTATGGTTTCCTTTGAGTCTATCAGACACCTCGAGTACGGCGTATCTTCTATCGTCTGCATCGAGCTTCACTGGATCGTGTTTGTTTGTTGTCAGTACAAAGTTTGCACAATTGAGTAATTCTATGGACATTTTTCCTTTTGATTCGAATGGTATCGTTTCACCCGTGATGTAAGACTTGAATGGGTCTGCGTTCATTTTTATCGTACCGACATTGAAATCATCTACGACAACTAGAATCTTAGAATCTTTGAGAAATCCGAAACGACTGAATAGATCGTTTTCTGGGTTATTCGTCTGTCCGAAATACTTTGATCCTAAAATCTTCTTCATGAACAACTCGAAAGTGGTTGTCTTGCCGGTCCCTTGCCCTCCCACTACGACTAGTGCAACAGTCGTGTGATGTCCTGGTTTTTGTATAATGTTTGCAAGCCATTTGAGTACATACTGTGAGTTTTTTCCGAAAAGTTTGCGTACATGTTCTACAAACATATTAGGTCTTCCTTGATAAGATTCATTTATACCTTCTGCAGCAAACCCAGACCATGTATTCAAAACACCATCGGGACACTTCAACGGCGGTGGTAAAAAGTCAAATCGCTCGTATGTCCTGATGGTCGGATCCTTGAGCCAGAGCTTTACAAACTGTTCGGTACCTACGAAAAAGTTTTCATAGAGATCGAAAAGTTCCTTTCGACTCAAAAGCTGGAGGTCAGACGTTCTCTGACGGACAAATCCAACTGGGCATTTGATTTTGAAGTGTGTTTTTTCAAATTCTACTTTAGCCTCTTGATACTCGTTATCATCATCCATGTGAGTGTCGTAGAGCCATACTAGAGTATCATCCTCTTGAGCCTGTATGAATTGTTCCATAAAATCGGTTTTGATACCAGGTTTGAACCCTTTGAGTGTCAGAACCTTGTTCAGACTGTAAATGTCTTTGTCAAAGCCGCGTGGACACGTCTTTTTGAGTTTTGTGTAGTCACATGCTTGTGTACCAGTGAGAATCAGTCTAATGACCGTCTTCCATGTCACCTTATCACCCTGAAGTTCCTGGCAAAACAACGACTTGATCTGAATCTTAGGTTCGTGACCATATCGTTCTATTATATGGTCTTGTATAGTCATCACCGCCTGCTGGAGTTGAGCCTCTACAATTTCATCTTGTTGTCCTGAGAGAATGGTCTTCTGGAAAAAGGGACGTTTCGCGTTTGTTGTCGTAAGGATTTCACCGGCACACGGGTGTGTCTCGAGAAACTTTCGTATTTCATTTTCGGTTCCAAGTTGGACGGCGTTCTTGGGCGTCGTGCAAAGTGTGACTGGTACCATACTTATCATAGGCTGATATTTTTATTCAGCAGGCGCCGCCTGAGTGTCGGCAGGCGCCGCCTGGGCTGCCTTTTTCTTGAGATAATATTCACGATTTTTTTGTTTCAATTTTTCTTTATTAGATTCCCTATATCTTTTGTCTCGGTCATGTTTGGTCTCGGTCTGACCTGCGTGCTGTTCATACACTTCAAGGAGTTTCTCTACTGGTATACCCTTAATGGTTATATCCATACTATTACAAGTTGAGAAAATTTTTAAGCCTGTCGCCTGGGGTTTGAGGTGCGGCTAAAAAATTATTTTCTCAGGACAAGGTAAGGATGGGCTGGATATACCTGATCAGGAACAAAGTCAATGGTAAATGCTACGTCGGTCAGACCCGTCAGAAGAAGGTTGAAATGAGATGGTCCCAGCATAAGAATCCGATGTCTTCGAATGTGTCTTATTTAGCCAATGCAATTAGAAAATACGGATGGGAATCATTCGAACCTCATATCATTTGTGATATCACGAATGATGAAATGGATGCACGTGAAATACTCGAAATTCGTGAACGGAACACACTTGCACCGAATGGATATAATCTAGCAAGTGGGGGTAATTCGAGAAAAATAACTCATCCGTCTACGAAAGAAAAGATAAGACAAAGTAAATTGGGAAAATTCCCAACTGAGGAGACGAAAATTAACATGGCGAACGCACAAATTGGTAGAGTATTTGCCTCTGAGCATCGTAAAAAAATGAGCGAAGCTTTAAAGAAAAATCCAAGAGTTCCTGTTCGGGAATACAACTCGATGGTAAGAGAGGTGAGTCAATACTCGCTCGAAGGAGTTTTTATAAAAAGTTATGAAAGTATAAAAAAGGCTGGAGAAGCTACAGGGTTCTCTAATTGTTCGATAAATAATTGTTGTAGGGGCCGCCGTAAAGCTTCAAATGGTTTCATTTGGAAATATACCAGTGTATATCAGATAAATCAATATACTTTAAGAGGGGAATTCATAAAGTCTTTTGAAAATATTAAAATGGCTTCAAAAGCTACAAGGTCCTCTGAAAGCGGAATAGGAGCTTGTTGTAACAAAAAATCTCACACGTCAAATGGCTTCGTCTGGAAACGCGAGTTAAAAGCTGAAGGCGCGGTGTAACAAATGTACAAGTCGCTTTTGTGTGACATTGATGGAGTAATTTTGAGATGTCCTCTGCTTATGGATCACGTCAAGGACAATTGTGTAAAGTACGTCGTCTCCAAGTTGCCCCATTGTAAAAACCCACACGAGACAAACCGTCTGTTGTACCTGAGCCATGGACACACGGCTCTGGGACTCTCAAAGGCTTTCCAGATTGACACGAGCGACTTTAACGAAAAGGTGTACGACAAGCGTCTCATCGAACACCTTTGTGAAATCCTGTACGGTACTGAGTTCCAACAGGAGGCGAAGGAGATTCATGAGTTGACTCAAAAGGATTGGAAGGTGACGCTGTTCACAAACAGTCCAGCTGAATGGGCTATACCGGTTGCTCGTGCGATTAGCGACAATGTGTATGTTGATTGTGCGGGAAGCAAATTTAAGCCTGACCCTGCGCGGTACGCACAGTTCCCGAAGCATATGACGCACCTTTACGTGGATGACTCGTTGAAAAACCTAGCTACGGTAAAATTTTCACCAAACTGGCACTGCATGTATTTCAACGAGGGTCCGGATGAGGATCGCCTCTGGTGTCCCCAGATCAGTTCCATATACGAGTTGATTGTGTACGTCAACTCAGTGGATCAGTGGATTCAAGACGGTCATACGCAATCTTCTTTTCGACCTTCAAAGTAAGCCTTTAGGTCCTTCTCCATGCGTTTCCCGGCGGGTGTCAATCTGAGGCTCTCCGTCACGTCTGTGATTGGGTCAAATGCGTGTCGTACAAGAACATCCCAGCGCTCCTTGTATTTACGGTCCTCGAAGCGACCATGCCAATGATGTAGAATAGTTCCAGGGACGTAAGAGAGTTTAAAATTTCGACAATTGTATTGATACTCCATAAGCATAATCTTGTAATTTAAGTGAATGGTTCCCGGGCAACTGTCCAAAACGCGCCCTATCCAAGCCATCGCCATGTGTCTGTCGCCCGAGCCGAGGATAGCCCAGTCGAGCAGCGAGCTTCCCATTGTCCGAAACGCTTTCCGTGTACACGCCCATGCGTACCCGGGGTGCCAATACCCATACTTATCCGTCTTGACGTAGGGCGTACCGCTGTCCGCGTGCATATACCCAAACCCTTTGTCAATCTTGATTGCTTCGTTGTTCGGTCCGAGGTTCACAGCCGTGCGAAACATCTGAACGACGTCATTCGTCTGGAGTGCATCGATCGTATCCTGAGCCCAGTTGGGATTCAGAAACGTAACGTCGGCGTCGATCCACGCCACGTACTTCCAATCCTCTGGAAGGTTTTTGATACCCACGTTGATGAGCTTCTCCTTCATCCACACAGGGCTATCTGACTTGTTTTTCACGTGGTTCCACACTGGGAGTTTGGGAAGCGGCGCCGGTCCGATGAGTTCAGACACGACGATACGCACCCCCTTGACGTGTTGAATCTCATGCACAAAATTGATGAACAGCTCTTGACGTCGTTTGAATCCACAGTAATTAAAGTATGGAATGACGACGTAAAGAATGTCAGGTGGACCAGGACAACACCGTGGTGTTGGACAGCTCCACATCATCGACTACTTAATCGATAGAACTTTATTTCGCGATGACGACACGGTACTTTCCACCGAGGACACGCTCAGTCTCACGGGCTGCACCTCGCAGACTGGGCTTGGACCACAAAAGCCAACGGGACCAGAATCCCGCCTTAAAGCGACCTGAGGGACTCCAATTTTCACGCCTGACGTGACGCCTCAGGTAACGCATCATACGTTCAGGGTCTTTATGTATAGTGTAATCTGAGTATCCACGGAGACCAAAACTGACTGTTTTTCCATCCGGAAATGTCGCGCGCCATTTGTGTGGTGGCGCTCCGCGACAGACACGAATCACCTCCTTCATACTAGGTATCAAGAATCTTTTCAGGTGTCCTTCCGACTTGGCCTGTTTCTCACTCCTCATCCTTGGGAGGAGTAAAGTGCTTCAGAGCCACCTTGTGAGCGTGCACCTTGGCAATCTTCTCCGTGACATTGTATCGCTTGTCCTCCATGGACGCCTGCAGAATGTCGCGGTAGACGTCAGTGTCCTCGAGAGCCAGCTTCAACTCCTCGTTCGTCTCCTTGGTCCGAGCCTTGAGCTCATCCAGCTTGATAATCAGGAGCTTGATAGACTGCGTCATTTGTCTTTCAATGGTGGGTTGTGTTTAAGTTCCTTCGCACCGAAGGTGGGAAGTCCCATGCAGCTGCGCGGCGGTGTCCTTCGGACACCTGAACGGCTCAGAACTCAAGGAGGAGCTTTGTAGCATGTACACCAACGATAGAAACGA